ACACTTGTCGAAATATTTTTATTCTTGAGCAGGATCAAGGAGTTAGGAACATGATGGAAAAGCACAAGGGCAAGAAGCACGGCTCGAAGCATGGCCGAAATGAGATGCGAGCGCTCAAGCGAGGCGGTGCGAGCCGCTCAGTGATGGCCGCAGAGGCCGCAGAGTACGGAATGAAGGACGGCGGCTATGTTTGCGGCCACCGCAGCAAGCAGGACTACGGCAAGCGCTGAAATGCCCGGTCTATACGAAAACATCTGGAAAAAGCGCCGCCGCATCGCCGCTGGTAGCGGAGAGAGCATGAGGAAGCCGGGAACCAAGGGCGCACCAACAGCGCAGGACTTCCGGAAGGCGGCCAAGACCGCAAAAGGGAAGCGAGGCAAGCAGTGAGCAAGAGGAAAGCAGAGAACAGGGCAAAGAAGGACGCCATCGAGAAAAACGAGGCCGCCGCCCTGAAGCAGCGTCAGCTAGCGCAGTACAAGGCTCTCCAAGAGGGAAGCAAGAAGCTAGGTAGACCAAGCGAGTACACCGATGACCAAGCAGACAGCATCTGTGCATGGATAGCGCAGGGGAACAGCCTCAACAGCTGGTGCAAGATGCATGGCCGGGAAATGCAGACGATCTACCGCTGGATGCGAGATCGGCCAGATTTCCAACAGAAATACGCTCGTGCGCACGAAGACCGCGCCGACACGCTGGCCGACGAGATGGTGGACATTGCCGACGAAGTGGCAGCCGCAGGGGGCAGCATGGAGGCCGTACAGGCCGCCCGGTTGCGCATAGACACCCGCAAGTGGATCGCCGCCAAGATGCGCCCCGGCAAGTGGGGTGAGGTACAGGCTCCCAAGCAGCAGACCGCCGTCACCTTCCGCATAGGTCTGCCCCTCGCACCCCAAGGCGTCACGCTAGAAGGTGAGGCAGTGCAGGTAGATGGCTGATCCACGGCTTCCGGAAGGCCCACAGTGGCCGTCACGGCCTCCAATGAGGCCTCTGGGGCGAGGCTGACTCCTTATAGTGCGAACGGCCTTCACCCGGCAGCCCAGCTGGCCATCGAGCGTCGCAGGGGGGGTGCATTGGTTCCACCACACATACCTATTCACACGCACTGGGTCGCACACGCAAGCCGACCAGCGCACCGGGTAGCCCCCTGCTGGCCACTGATAGGCCGGGGGTGGGGGTATCGAAGCATCTCGTAAAATTTTTTTGCAGGTATCCTTAACCCAATCGGTCACTGGGCACCTCCTCATCCGCCCAAAGCTAGGTCGCCTCCCCTAGCGGTAGTGACGCTGGATGTCGTAACCAGCAACTTACGGAGGGCTGATATGAGCAGGCAATTGATTCCGACTGGGTTTCAAGTCCTTGGCTGCAACATAGAAGTCGAGCTGCGACACCCTGACAACTGGGATCACGATGACGCCGTGGGGATGTATGACCCCATGAACCACAAGATCACAGTTGTTGTTAAAAGCCAACAGATGATGGAGCATGCGTTCTACCATGAACTCGTGCATTGCATCTTGTTCGCATTAGGCAAGAACGAGCTGTCCGAGGATGAATCCTTTGTGGACACGTTTGCTGGCCTATTGCATCAAGCGATGAAAACGGCAACTTACGAGGCAAAGACCAATGGCCGCAAGAAAGGCTAGTGATGAGGAGATTCTGGCAGCCCTAGAGCGCAACGGATTTGTGCGCAATAAGGCAGCCCATGAACTGGGAATGACCAACAGGATTCTGTTGACGCACCTCAGTAGGATGAAGTCGATGGGGATGCATATCCCCGATACCAGCTATCCGATCGGAAGCACCAAGGCGTTCAAGGTAGATCCTGAGACCCGAGGCTTCGAGATCAAGGAACTGCCGGACGACGACATCTCGATTGAAGATCTGGTCGCGCACCGCAAGAGGCAGTTCGAGGCCAAGAAAAACCACGAGGAGGCTTCCAAGCTCATCCCCGTGAAGATCAAGCTGCAGGGGCCGATTGGCTTGCTGCACTTCGGTGACCCGCACGTAGACGACGATGGCACGGATATTGCGGCTCTTGAGCGGCACACCGAGCTAGTCAGGAACACACCGGGACTGTTCGCCTGCAATGTTGGGGATACCCTCAACAACTGGACAGGCCGGTTGGCCCGTCTGTATGGCGAGCAGAGTACGTCAGCCGCTCAGGCATGGCGTCTGGCCGAATGGTTCGTCAACCGCTGTGACTGGCTCTACATGATCGGCGGTAACCACGACCTGTGGTCTGGAGCCGGTGACCCGCTACGCTGGATCGCCAAGCAACAGAATGCAATGTACAAGGCTTCCGAAGCGCGTATCGCCCTGAAGTTCCCGAATGGCCGAGAGATCCGGGTGAATGCCCGTCACGATCACTCAGGTTCTTCTGTGTGGAACCCGGCCCACGGGCCGATGAAGGCAGCGATCATGGGAACCCGTGATCACCTGTACGTTGCAGGACATAAACATGAGTCTGCTTACAGCGTCCTCAAGGATGCTATCAGTGGCATTACAATGCATGCACTGAAAGTAAGTAGCTACAAGATCTACGATCGCTTCGCAAAGGAGCGTGGCTTCAGGGACAACACCCTGAGTCCGTGTGCCTTGACGATCATAGACCCGTCCCTCCCCGAGGATCACCCAGACCTGATCAAGCTGTTCTGGGAACCAGAGGAAGGCGTTAAGTATCTCAACTTCTTGCGGAACCAGTGATGGATCTTCAATCTGTTTTTAACGTCGTGCTTGGTGTTGCCGCAACTACACTAGGCTGGTTTGCTAGAGAGCTATGGTCTGCGGTAAACGGGCTGAAAGTAGATGTAGCCAAACTTCGGGAAGACCTCCCGAAGAACTACGTGGCCAAAGACGACTATCGAGAAGACATCCGAGAACTCAAAGGGATGTTAGAAAAGATCTTCGACCGCTTGGAAAACAAAGCGGACAAGTGAGGCTCTAAGTGAACATGCAAAAGATTGTGGATATGTTGTTCCCTGTCCTGCTGGCCGCAGTAGGCTGGCTTCTGACAGAGATCGCGTCATTCAACAATCGCTTGCTGTCCGTTGAGAGCAAGATGCCTGCGCTGATCACGGCAGAAGGCGTCCCGACGGATAGCCCTGTCTCGGCAGAGCGTCGGCACAATATGAAGGAAGAGATCTACAAGGACATTCATGATCTGCAAGTGCGGGTCAAATTGATGGAGGAGCGCAACAAATGATGACCATGGTCAGCACCTTTCTTTCGTTCCTCGCTGGCGGTTTGCCGAAGATCCTGTCCTTGGTTCAAGACCGGCAGGACAAGAAACACGAGCTGGCACTGGTTGCCGCGCAGAAAGAGCGTGAGCTTGCTTTAGCCGAGCGCGGATTTCTTGCGCAAGCAAAGGTCGAAGAGATCAAGCTTGAGCAGATCCAGACGCAGACGGCAGGCGAAGAGCGGCAGGCTCTGTACCAGCACGACATCGAGATCGGTAAGGGCGCATCCCAGTGGATGATCAACCTTCGCGCTTCGGTGCGACCGGTCGTGACCTACATCTTTGTTCTTGAGCTGGTAGCCATCAACATCGCTGGCGTCTGGTATGCGTACAACACTGGCGTACCGTTTGCTGCCGCGATGGCTGAAGTGTTCTCTGACGATGAGATGCTAATCCTCTCGTCGATCATTGCCTTCTGGTTTGGCACTCAAGCTTTTAACAAGAAGTGAAAGTAAGCGACAAAGCTCTTGGGATGATCAAGCACCACGAGGGCATAAGGACTCGTCCTTATCTTTGCCCTGCTGGCTTGTGGACTATCGGCGTTGGCCACGTTCTATACCCAGAGCAAGCTAACCTTCCAAGCCTCCGCACAGTGGAGAATGCTGGGAAGATGCTGCGTAAGGAATTTGCCTTACGACCGGAGGACAACCGTGTCTGGACTTCTGCTGAAGTGGACGATCTGCTTGCTAAAGACCTTGCGCGATTTGAGCGCGGCGTGGCCAGATATTGCCCTAATGCTCTTGATAGCCAAGGCCGCTTCGACGCACTCGTTTCCTTTTCTTTCAATGTAGGGTTAGGAAATCTTCAGCGCTCAGGCTTGCGCATGAAGAACAATAGGGCCGAGTTTGATGAGGCCGCCGAAGAGTTCATGAAATGGACGAAGGGCGGTGGGAAGGTTTTACCGGGACTTCTGAAGAGGCGCAGAGATGAAAGAGCTTTGTACCTCTCATGTCCAAGCTAGATAAACTAACTGACTTAGCTAACGCTGCAACCAATCCTCTCTCTGCCGCTAAGTCGACGGTAGAGTCTGCTCGTGGCCTGATGAACGAGACCTATGGTCTTGTCGAGGACGCTAGAGCAATTGCAGAGAAAGAGTCTGCTCGCAGGGAAGTCAAGAAAGAAAGGGCTGCGATCAAGCCATCTCTCGACAGAGAGCGAGCAGTCAATGTAGTAACGCGCCGCGACACTAATGCGGTGATTACGGAATACAACGCCGCACAAACTGCGGTGAAAGAAGCGGCTCGCCAAGCCCTGATCATTCAAAGCCAGAAAGAGCAGGAGCATGCCTTCTACTGGTCAATGAGTCAGGAAGAGCGAGAAGAGTACGACCGCATCCGAAAGGAACAAAATCAGAAGGTCATACAAGAGCAGCTTCGCATCACCAGAGAGAAGCATCGTCGTAAGGAACTAAACGAGATGCTGATCGGCGTTGCGATTGGCTTATCGCTAATTCTTGGAGGGGGGTTTTTATTATTCAATTGGCTCTCTTTGGAAGTCCGAGGCGAGTCATTGATTGATATCATGTTTAGATAGGAGGCAACCTATGAAAGCAAGTGATGTGAAGCGCGAGAACGGCAAGCTCGTTTATCGCGGTCAAAAGTTCGATGGCTTCAATAAGCCGAAGAACGCACCGGCAGGAGCTAAGGAAAAGAAGATGGTTCTGGCCAAGAAAGGCGACGATGTGAAGCTCGTACGCTTTGGCTTGCGTGGCATGGAGGATTACACGCAGCACGGCAGCGAGAAGCGCCGCAAGAACTATCTGTCTCGTTCTGCTGGCATTCGTGACAAGTCCGGCAACCTAACAAAGGACGATAAGTTCTCCGCTAATTACTGGGCACGAAAAGTACTCTGGTAATGGAGATCAGCTACATACCTCCCGGCGTATCGTCGGAGGCGTTTCACATGGACGACTCGTTCGTCCGTGGACTGATGGGGCCGGTAGGATCTGGAAAGTCCACAGCTTGCTGCTACGAGATTCTCGTTAGAGGCTTGCGGCAGTTACCGGGGCCAGATGGAATCCGTCGCTCACGATGGGCTGCACTGCGTAATACCTATCCTGAACTCAAGTCGACCACGATCAAAACGTGGATGGACTGGATGAAGGACATTGCGGTTATGAAGTGGGACACGCCGATCACTTCAATGATCAACATCGACAACATTGGCGACGGCACCGGTCTTGAGATCGAAGTGCTATTCATCGCTATCGACAGACCGGAAGACGTAAACAAGCTACGCTCTCTCGAACTCACTGGCGCGTGGATCAACGAAGCCTCTGAGATGGATAAGTCAGTACTCGATATGTGTACGCAGCGCGTGGGGCGATTCCCGTCAAAGCGCGTAGGCGGCCCTTCGTGGACTGGCGTGATCATGGATACCAACCCACCGGACGATGATTCTTGGTGGTATAAGCTGGCCGAAGAAGATCGCCCCAAAGGCTATAAGTTCTTTCGCCAGCCCGGAGGCCTCATGCAGGACTTGGACGAAAAGTCCGAGACCTTCATGGAGTACATTCCAAACCCGAAGGCGGAGAACATCCAGAACCATAGCCTCGGTTACCAGTACTACCTGAATCAGGTGGCTGGCAAAACCGATGACTGGATCAAGGTCTTCCTTCTCGGGGACTATGGCACGACGATGGACGGTAAGCCCGTCTATCCGGAGTGGAGCGACAAGGAACACTTTAGTGAGACTCCTCTCACACCGGTCGATGGTATGCCGGTCATCCTGTCGTTTGACTTCGGCCTGACTCCTGCGTGTGTGTTCTTGCAGATGTCCCCGAAGGGGCAGCTACTCATTCTCGATGAGCTTGTCTCTGAGGACATGGGCATTCGCCAGTTCTACTCAGAGGTCGTCAGGCCTTTCATTATGCAGAAGTACTCTCGCTGCAGACTAGAAGCAGTGGGAGACCCGGCTGGCAACATTCGAGCGCAGACTGACGAGAAGACCTGTATGCAGGAACTTCTGTCGCTTGGCTTGATCTGTGAACCAGCGCCGACAAACGAGTTTTTGGCCCGTCGTGAAAGCGTGGCCTTTTTTCTCCAGCGCATGTCTTCGAGCGGCCCCGGCTTTGTGCTTGGGCCTGACTGCAAGATGCTGCGCAAAGGATTCAACGGCGGATACCGCTATGAGCGTATCCGGTCATCAGGTACGACGAAGTTCAAGGATCGTCCAGTGAAGGACAAGTTCTCGCACGTACACGACGCCTTACAATATGGCTGTCTGCACATGCGCCACGAGATGAATCCTGTTCGTCGAAAAGTTATCAAAGAAGCAACCACAGGCGGTTGGGTATAAAACATGGCACTTAATTCGGTCAAGTTACGAAAAGCGCAAGAAGAGTCGGCCATCTCCGATGAGCCGGTCGTATTGTCGCTTGCGGGATACGTCCGTCGTTGCTATGAGGAAGCAAAGACCGCTAAGTCTGATGTAACCGAGCGACTGCTGCGCTCTGAGCGCCAGCGTCGTGGAGTCTACGATCCTGACAAGCTGGCCATGATTCGCCAGACCGGCGGCTCTGATATTTATATGATGCTCACGGACATCAAGTGCCGTGCAGCTGAGAGCTGGATCAAGGATGTCATGCTCTCCTCTGGCGAGAAGCCGTGGAGTCTGACGCCGACTGCCGAGCCTTCTGTGCCCGAGGAACTCCGTAACGAGATCATCGAGGCTGTCACGGCAGAGGCCGATGAAGTGCAGAGCGCTGGCATTGGCGTTAATCCGCAGACGATCGAAAAGCGGATGGAAGAGATCTACGAGGAAGTTAAGAAGCGACTGCATGAGCGATCGAAGGAAGCGGCTCTCAAGATGGAGAAGCGCATCCTCGATAAGATGCAGCAGTCCAAGTTCAACACCGTTCTCTCTGAAGTTATCTATGACTTCTGCACGTACCCGACCGCCTTCATCAAAGGCCCGGTTGTCCGCACGAAGAAGAAGCTGAGCTGGGGTAAGAACTGGACTCCGGTTGTGACCGACGAGATCGTTGAAGATTTCGAGCGCGTATCGCCGTACGACATCTTCCCGTCTCCCAATGCCTCGACGACTCAGGACGGCTACATCATCGAGCGCCACCAGCTCACCCGAGCCGACCTCGAAGATCTGCGTAACTCGCCCAGCTTCAATGTCGATGCCATCGACCAAGTGCTGCGCACCTACGGCAACAGTGGTTTGCGTGAGCTGACCCAGTCCGATACGGAGCGCAACCTTCTTGAAGGCCGCAACAACACGCTGG